CTCATTGGTAAAACTTGTTCCGGCGACATCTAATACTGGAACGATAAACCAGATCACTGCCGCAGGATTGAATGTTCCAGCACCATCAGCACCCACAACTCCCGCATCTGCTGTTGCCGTAGTATCTGGATCAGTTGTAAGCGTCCAAGTGACTGCCGCTGGGTCAAAGTACACATCCACACCGAAGGTAACATTTGACTCTCCTCTGAAGACATACACGATCACAGGCACAATCGGATTGAATACAAATGTATTGTACAACATTTCAAACATCACGAATGTCGCTGTAGGGCAAACAATCACAAACGCTCAACTGCCTGCTGGGACAATTATAACTGCCATCACTGGAAGCAATTCCATTACATTGAGCAATAATTCATCGGCAAACCTTTACGTAGCGAGCTTTACAATCTCTCCTACCATACCAGCAGGATCTACACAGGTCTACTCGCCAGCAACTGGTTATGCGGTAATGATTCCAGATGGACTAACACCAACAGGAACATACGCAGTTGGTTCAATAGTCATAACATCAGGAGGGCAAGGGTATACTGCGGCTCCGTATGTCACGATTGATGCACCTACTACAAGCAATGGTTTCACCTATGCAAGCACTATTAGCAGTCCAATATTGACCAATGTTGGATCGATTGCCGGACAAGCCGCAGGACAACCTGTATTTGGGGCGGGAATTCCAAATGGATCGACAATTATCTCTGTAAACAACACAGGGACACAATCGACTAGCACAATTACGATTTCACAAAATGCCACAGCGACATCGTCATCACAGCAAAATGGATCATCACTTGTGTCTAGCACAACTACGCAAGCTCAAGCGATAACAACTCTCCAAACATCTTCCATCTCTAGCATTGTTGTCCCTACAGGATCTGGAGGTAGTGGCTATGCCGCTCCGCCAATTGTACAAATTACTGGAGGAGGCGGGACTGGAGCAACTGCAACTTCTCAAATTGACAACACTGGAGTTGTTACTGGCATCAATGTGATTGCCGAGGGAACTGGTTACACCTCCGCCCCTACAATCTCACTTGTTCCTTCCACTGGTGTTCTCGTTAAGTTTTCCTCAACTGGCACACTGCCAGCACCTCTTGTGGCAGGAACTGCGTATCGATTGGAAAACCCCATCAACGCAGGAGCAGGTATTTATACGATCTTGAACCAAGACTACTCCACCATAAATGTGACAGGAACATTTACTGGGAACTTCTATGTGAACCTTTCAAAGTCGTTTGCAATTGGTTTCAATGGCATCTGGAATGGTGACTTCGGAGGGTTATCAACAGGTGATGTTGTCTACCTTTCGTCAGATTACCTACTCCCAACTGGAGTAAACAACACTACGGCGTACTCGTTGACCAAATTAACCGCTACGACTGCAAACCTATCCGCCGGATCTCCTTTGGCAATAGTCACTCCGACTGCATTAGGGTCAGGTCAATCATACTTTGCGGTGAGGGTTGCGGGACAAGGCAAGCCTTATAACAACCTGATCACGCTTTCAAATATTGAATACCTATCCAATGGAGAAGGAGTGCAGTTCACATCAACTGGAACTTTGCCGACCCCATTGCGGTCAGGGACAACATATCCCGCCCCATACACCATCACACTTGTTGGCAACAATATCTCTCTTACAGATGTCAACAACAACCCTGTAAACATCACAAACCTTGGGGTCGGTCAGATCAGCATGAACATTGTTCGTTCATTCTCGCCATCTGCATCTACTAGTATCGTTGCGAACAATCAAATTTATGACACAGGAAATCAGATCGCCGTCAGAGCCGCCATTGGTGATACATTGCCTGCCGGAATCACTGCTGGCAATTATTACGCAAGGGCAATCAATAACAGCACATTTGAGTTGTATGATACGCAATACAATGCCCAGCACATAGGCTTTACAAATGGTCGTTTCAGCTTCTCAAGCACAGGGAATAGCGTCACAAGCACATTCTATGTGGACGCAATCCTACCTCCAACGCTCGTCAAGTCAGTCATGCACATTGAAAAGCCGATCACAGCGGGGTATGTGAGCCTGTATGCCCTTGATTACGGCAGGAGCAACGACATGACCCTGATCGGTCAGTACCATCCTACAGAGACTAATCCAAAGTACCGCCGAATTCGGATCGGTCAGTCGTGTGCATGGGCAAGGATCATCTATCGTGTCGCACACCCTGAGATTACTAGCGTGTACGACTACATTCCGCTTGAAAATGCTAGGGCAATCATCGCCGCAGTCCATGCCGTTGACCTTGAGGACAAAGATTTCCTTGAGCAGTCCCAGAAGTATTGGGCAACTGCTCTTTCTTACCTAAAAAACCAACAAGAGAGCCTTGAGGGTCACGCCATGACACCTCCGCAGATCAACGGAATCACTTATGGGGACACAACTGACCCTGTTATTGAGTCGGTCTACTACTGGTAAATGAAATCTCCAAACATAACCTCTGGGAGGGCTGTAAAGACTTCTGCTGGTTGGTTGCATGGGGTCAATTCTGTACGCAACCCTTGGACACTGCCTGAAAATCAGGTTAAGTGGGCGCAGAATATCAATTTCCGAGGTGGGGTTGCACAAACTCGCAACGGATTTGACATGAGGTTATCACTGCCGCAAGGAAACTTCCAAGGTGGCATCATTTTCAACGCCAACAAGCAATCCAAAGCACCATCTGTCACGACCAACCTCTCTGGAGTGAAGATTGTTCAACCAAAGACGATTTTCACCCCACAAGGAACCGACTCGCTTGAGGTTGACCTGCCTTACGCTCTGTTTTGCGTGGATGGCAAGGTATACTACGCACCTTTCCCACTAACCCAACCTGCCAATTGGAGTTCCTACCAACTGACCAATATCCAACTTGATCCGAGTGTAAAAAAGGTCAATTTCGTGATCGCGACCCAGCAGGCATCAACGAATGTCAGCGGCAATGTCACTATTACACCATCTCACCGCATTGTCGTGATTCAGGATGGCATAAATACTCCATGCTACTGGGATGGATCTGATATTACTGGTCAACTCGCTCTCAAGATGCCTGTTGGCTACTGGATGTCGTTTTCTGGGAATCGCTTGTGGGTGGCAAACGGAAATATCATTTCAGCGTCTGATCTAGCCAATCCGCTTGGGTGGTCGGAGAGAACGCAGGGAGCGGGACGAGGTGACTTTAGTGTCCCAAGGCCAGTCACAGGTATGCGTGACTTCGTCGGTCAAAACAACAACACGACGCTGTATGTCTTCACCAGTCAGTCAACTTACTCGCTAGCTAGCGGAATCCTTGACAGGTCAACATGGGCGAGTACGCCAAACTTCCAAAGCACATTATTTCCGAGTGTGGGATGCATCGCCGGAGACAGCATTACATTTCAAGCGGGTCTCATGTGGTGGTATGCACAGGGAGGGCTTGTGAGTGCCGATGTTGCGGCAAACAACTACCTTTCTTCGCAAGTCTTGTACAAGGATTTGGAAATGGCAAAGGTCAAGAGGTTGATCCCATCGGATGCTAGTGGGATCTGCTCGACAGCGTTTGAAAACTACCTTCTAGTTTCAGTTCCGTACCTTGAGACACTGAATAGTGCTACAATGGTGCTAGACTATGCCGCCGCCAGTGAGTTGAGCGACGGCAGGAGTCCGGCATGGGCTGGAGTGTGGACAGGAATCAGGCCGATCTCATGGTCTTCCAATGTCATCAACAGCCAACCTCGCCTGTTTGCGTTCTCCGTTGACTATTCTCCGACCAGCGATGGATCGTTTAACCACCTTTGGGAGGCATTCTCACCTAACAGGTACGACACCTACTTGAATGTAGCGCAGGATGGATCTACGACACAACTGGTGAATCGAATCTACTGCCAACTTGAGACCGCACTACTAGGTGACTCAATGGACAAGAAGCAGTTTGTGTATGCCGACATGGATTGCTCGCAACTTGCCGGAACGATTGATGTCAGGACATCGTACCGAGGCACAAAGGGGGCGTACCAACAGATTCTTAATACTCGACTGCTTGCTGTTACCGAACCCTATCAGTATGCAACAAGTCCTGTGGCGAAGCAGATTGAAGACCTTGGGTTCTTGCAGACGCAATCACGCAGGTTAGTCACTGAGAATGTATCAAGAGCGGCATCAATCAAGTCATGCGAATCATCGGACACGATGGATGTGGACAAGGCATTCAGCTTGCTGATTGAATGGTGTGGATCAATGGGAGTCGATTCGGTCAGGATGTTCCAAGACCCTTGGTCGGATACTTCTTATGGAAAACCCTCTGGTGACGAGACCACTCCCTGTGTGGTCGGTGAAAACGGATCGTCAATTGTTGTCTCGCTTGAGCCTGCGCCGGAGGAAAATCCAAGCAATGCTCTGACATCATGGGCAAGCACGCAGACTAGGACATACACAACTCCTCCATGCCCATCTGGACAGACTGCTGTG